TCAAGGATATTTCAGAAGAACCGATTAAGGTATTTGATATAGATGGATTGGACGATTGATGCCACAAGAAAAGAAATTCTTAAACATCCTGCGAGATTTAAGATACTTTCGTGTGGGAGAAGATGGGGTAAATCGATGCTATCAGTATTGTTCTTACTTCATAAACCTTTTAAACCGAATGAAAGAAGGTGGATCGTCTTTCCTACATACAGACAAGCTAAAATGGTATCTTGGTCAATCCTCAAAGGTGTTTTTGCACAGAAAAATGTCAGTATCAATGAAACTGAATTATCTATTACTCTTGACAATGGGGCAAAGATTGAGCTTAAAGGTGCAGACAGGGGTGAGGACTCACTTCGTGGAGTGTCAGTAAATATGGTAGTTATGGATGAGTATGCTTTTATGAAAGAGAATGTATGGGGGGAAGTTATACAACCAACTTTAGCAGAAACACAAGGAACAGCATTATTTGTTGGTACACCAAGTGGATTAAATCATTTCTACGATCTATTTGTTAAAGGACAAACAGAAGGAAGTGATTATAAGTCCTGGCAATTTACTACATTGGAAGGTGGCTTTATTTCTGAACAAGAAGTAGAGAATGCCAAAAAGAATTTAGACAAGAGAACATTCAGACAGGAATATGAAGCAAGTTTTCTTACTGCTGCAAATAGAGCAGCATATAACTTTAACAGGGATTATCATTGTAAAGTAATGGATAAATCTCCAAGAATGTTTTGGGGAATCGACTTTGGGGTAGCATCTTATATGACTGCTATTCTAATGTGCGAGAATACTGCTGGAGAAGTTTATGTGTTTGATGAAATCGGATTACAGAACTCAAATACATTTGAATTGGCTAAGCTAATGCAACAAAAAGCACCTAACTTACCATGTTTTCCTGATCCTGCAGGTCGTGCAAGAACCAGTAATAGCACGAAATCAGACCATAGAATATTGCAAGAAGCAGGTTTTACTGTGATTTCAAGAAAAGCCAACCCTTTGCAAAAGGATCGTTTGAATGTTTTAAACAAGATGTTAGAAGATGCTACTGGTAAAGTAAGGTTATTTATAAATCCTAAGTGCAAGAATCTGATAAGAGATTTAGAACTTTGCACACTTGAAAATGGACAAATAGTAAAGACAGAAACACTAAGTCATTGGCTTGATTCTCTTTGCTACCCACTTGAGTATAAATATAACTGGGGAAACACAGCAAAGGCAATAGAATGGTAGAGTTTAGTTTAGGATTCTGTTTAGGGGTTATAGTTAGCATGATAAGTGCTATGGTATGGGGATACCGATTAAGTATAAAAGAGGACAAAGAAAATAAAGAACTCATCAAGGAGTTCACAGACAGATATATGGAAAATATGCAGTCTGATGATATAAAATTTTATAAAAGGTATGAAACATGATAATTTATAATTTAACAGAAAAGATGTTGTATGATCTTCTTATGGATACCATAGAAGAAGGATATAACAAAGAAATGGAAGAAAGAGAAAGATTGTTAGACTACTATGAGGGCATCAATCTTGAAAATGATATTAAAGGATATTTTGATAGTGATAGTTTATCACAAATTCCACCAATGTATATCAATCTTGTAAGAAACATTATATCAAGGAGAGCATTGGTATATCAACAATCACCAGTAAGATTTAACGACAACTATAACGAAGTCATTGGGGATTTAGATTCGTTTATGAAACAATTTGAGCAGCTTACTTATCTATTAGGTACAGAAGCACTTTATACGCATTGGGACGATGTAAATAAGAAACTAAAGTATAGACCAATCCATTTCTTTACACCATTCTTTAAACCAAACGAAGATGAACCTTTTGCTATTATGTATCAAGCAGAATCACATCTACAAGCAAGAACAGAAGATGCACAGTATATGTTTTGGAGTAAAGATACCGAAGATATGGAAGGCAAACACTTTATGATTAGCAGTAGAGGTAAGATTACTTCAATAGTTCCTGATGATAGAAACCCTTATGGCGATGTCTTACCATTTAACATAGCACATAGACACCCATTCACAAGAGATTTCTTTAGAGAAGGGGCAAGTGATCTTGTAGATGGTATGAGAAGTGTTAATATTCTATTAACTGAACTCGCTTTGAGTGGAAGGTTTGCTTTAGGGCAGCCAATATTTCTTGGTTTGGACACAGAACAACGAATTAACTTCGGACAAGACAAAGCATTAGTATTACCTGAAGGTGCAGACTTTCAATACAGAACACCTAATGCAAATGTTCAAGCAATGATTGAATCCACCAAGTATATGGTAGATAGTATTGCACAATCCAACAATGTAAGAATTAACTGGACTGACAAGAGCCAAGAAAGTGGACTATCTAAGAAAATGAGTCAATTAGATTTAATGGACGCACTAAGAAGTGATACAGAACAAATCTACAGACCATTTGAGAAAGAACAATTTAAAATTGCTAAAAGAATATGTGAAGTATCAGGTGGTATTAATCTTGGGGATCAGTTCAGTATAGATTTTGCTGAAAGAGAAGTGCCTATGAGTACAGATGAAGAAATAAAATACTTCAATTTTGCTTTTGCAAATGATTTAGAAACAAGACAATCTTATCTAAGAAAGAAGAATCCTGATTTACAGGAAGAAGAAATACAAGGCATAGTGGAACAGATAGATCAAGAAAGACCACAACAGACAGACGAAACACAATCTATCATAGATAGAATAGGTGAACAAGTTGGCTAATTTAGATTTCTACAATAAAGAAATTACTAAGATACAACAAGAGTTATTTGACAAATTGGATAATGTAGTTGCAGGATTATCACGACTAAGTGATACTGAACTTTTGCAACTTGCACAACAAATAGATTTCTTTACTGAAATGGAAACATTAGGATATACTGCATTATTAGGTAGAGTTAGTTCTACATACGATGATGAAATTGCTACAATTTTTGCAGAACTATCTAATAGACAATTATCACAAGTTTCAGCAGCAAGTGTTGATGTGCTAAGACAACTTAAAGATTTTGAATTGACATATCTAAGTAATCAGGTAAAACAATATTCAGATCAACTAAAAGTTGCTATGTTAAGAGGATTAATTACAGGACAATCTACATCACAGATATTAAGTAGTCTTAATGCTACCTATGGTGTTGGAAATATTATAAGTAGTTCTGAATCTGCTTTTTTAATTGAAGATGCTTTTTCAAGATTTTCTCAAACAATAACAGGTAAAGTTTATGAGGAGTTTCCTGAAACAAGATTTCAATATGAAGGAACTATTGATAGCAAAACAAGACAAGTATGTAGAAGGGCAATAGCACAAAGTGGGCAAGGACTAACAAGGGCAGAAATAGATAAATTAGGTTATGTTAATTTTACTGATAGAGGTGGATATAATTGCAGACATAGATGGGTAAAAGCATTAGTTCCATTTACCGAAGAACAATTACAAGCAAGAAAAGCATTAAATGAAAATTAAAGATATAGTAAGAGGCGATGCAAGAGAAATGAAGATTATAGCACAAGATGCTATAGAGCTGATTAAAATAGATGCTATGAGAAATGGAAAGTTTCAAAACGATAGAAGTGGTTTTGGATATTCAGATCAATACAAGAAATATAAAAACAATAGCATGAAAGGTTTTAAAACAGGAAGAAAGTTAAAATCTTATAAAAGCAGTAAAGCACCTGACACCACTACAAATTTTGTTAATATGCGATTATCAGGAGACACATTAGATGGAATGCTTCCAAGTGGGAAAAAAAATACTGCAATAATTAGTTATACAAAAAATGGTGATGTTGTACAATGGAATAAAGATTTAGGATATGACATTTTTGATTTAAGAAATAAAAATAAAGAAATAGTAGCCGAAGAATATGGTAAAAGAATTTTGGATAGAAACATTAAAAAGTATGTATCCAAAACAACAATAATAAAATAGGAGGGCAGAATGTCCGAAGAAAATGTAAAAGTAGAAGAACAAGCAGTAGCAGAAACTCCTACACAGGAAAATACTGATGCAAAATCAGAAGTAGGTAATTTAATTGCAGAAAGCAAGAAATACAGACAAAGAAGCCAAGCAGCAGAAGCTGAGTTGAAAGAACTCAAAGATAACCTCAAACTTCAAGAACAAAAACAACTTGAAGAAAAAGAGGAGTTTAAATCTTTGTATGAGAGTATGAAAGAAGAAAACGAACAGTTAAAACCTGTAGTTGAACAATTTCAGATTCAAGAAAAACAAAGAAGAGAACATCTGCTGTCCCAACTTTCAGATGAAGAACAAGAAATCTATGCAGACCTGCCAACTTTAAAATTGGAATCGCACATTGAGAGAATGGGAAATAAAAAAGTGCAAGTATCTGATGCCAAAGAGGTTACTTCAAGTGGAAAGTTTGCTGG